ATCATAAACTGGTCTACCATTTACAACTGTATAATCCCATTTAGGAGTGTTTGGATATCTCAAGTAAGTTAAATTTACTGATACTAAAGATTTAGGACGAACACTCAATTTTCCATTCAAGAACTTAGCTATTGGTCTCTTCATGTTTGGAGCAACTATTGTACTACTAGTTCTCTTACCCCACTCATTATCCTTGACAATCTCTATTGGTCTCTCAGTAACAGTCTTCTCACCATTCTTGTTTTGGTGGTAGTCAAATGTTAAAGAACCAAAAGTCCAATATGCTGGAGCTAAATCTCCATTTAAATCGTATGTAGTTCCATCTGGTATTAATACTGTTCCTAAATGAGATAATAATCTTCTCTCTTCTTTTATATCGCTCAAATCTTCAATATTCAACTGGTTATTATCAACCATTGACATTGGAACACCATTAGCATCCTTCATACCAATCTTTTGATTGTACCAAGCTATCAATCCCTGTTCAACGAATGAATTAAATTGAGATGGAGTTATAGTTCCACGACCATTTTTATTCGCAACATTGAATAAGAAGTTTTTAAATTTATCTATATTAATCATTGTTTACAAAGTTACTTAAATTTTTGTTCCATATCCTATAATATTAAACTCTACTATACCAGAAGATAAATTATCATTAACTCTAAATAATAGTTTATCAGTAGTACCTTTTTCTAGTCTTACCCCCCATGGATTACCAAATAGTTGTGCCAAATCAACATACACAATAATGGCATCAGCTCCACCTCCAGATAAATCTATTATCTGAGGTACATATCCTCCATTAGATAGTCTAAAAAATTCTAAGTTATCTTTTATACCATCGTGGATTATTTGTTCTCCTACTCTTATAGACCTCCATATAAACTCTACACCATTAGTAAGAGCTGTTAAGTTACCAAACTTATCCAACTGTGCTGAAGGGTCTGCTAACTTTATTGATAAAGTTTTTATGTACTTATCAAATTCTCCGTCTGCATCTATAGAAAATTCTACTGGAGTAGTAGCACCATTCACTCTCATATCATTACTACCAGCATTTTCAAAATAAGCTCTAAGAGGTAAAGACTCTACTACCTCATCAGTAGGTGGATGGGTGTGTATAGCAACTGCTATTTCACCCTCACCATTTATTTTGAGCTGCTTTCCATTAGCTCCTACTATTCTAGTTGTAATCATTATTCTGCGTCTATATCATCTTTAAAATAACCTATCAAAGCACAGTAGTAATTAGCTGAACCTGAGCTTACTCCTGCATTTAATTTAATAGCAAGACTAGCTCCTTTTGGTAAAATGAAATCTACACCATAAAAATCTCTTGATGTAGGATTAACTTGTAAGATTGCTATATCATCACCACCTGTAATTGTTCCACCAACTTTTCCTTTGTAAATATCTGCTACAGCAGTTTTACTAGAACCAAAGTTTCTATTTTGATTCATTGATACAGCAGTTTCATCTGTAATCAAATCTCCACCTGTAGGATTTCTAATTACCGTTATATAAGGACTACTAGAATGCGTAATCCCAGTAAATGAACCTAAAGCAATTGATTTTGCTACAAAGTTATCATCTGAATTATTTTTAAAGTATAGTAGTGTAGCATCTGCTGTTATTGAAATTAATCCAGTATTAAAGTTATAGGTATTACCTAATTCTCCATTGTGGACTTCTTCATCTTCAGATATTGCTCTTACTTGTAATCTTTTGTCAGCACCTACAGTTGCTCTTGAACCAGTACCTGAACCATCTATTATTTGTTCTGCCATTTTATATTATTTATTTATTTTCAAACCAACATTGAACCTCAATACAAGCTTCTGTTGCATAACTAGGTTTTACTGCTATACCTACTGAAGCACCACCAGGAATAATTAAATTACCTTGATATTCTTGTATTGTATGACCTGGTAAGTGAATTGTAAATTGACTAAATTGAGTACCATCTGTAATAGTTTTACCATCTCCTGAAGCAGCATAAACTGTTCCTGAAAAATCAACATTACTACCTAAGTTAGATGCAACAACTATTCCTGCATTAGCATCAGATATAAGAGTTCCTGTTGTTGGGTTTTTATGAAATTTGCATTGCATCGAACCCATTGAAGCTCCTGTGCCACAAACTCTAACTTTATCAATGAATAAAATTTTATCTGGGTCTGTATTCTTAATATACAAGATACCATTAAAAGACCCTGTAGTAGATAAACTAACAAAATCCGATGTGATAATAAAACTTTCTCCCTTTCTATTACTGATGTCAGCTATTCTACTTTCAATTATTGAAAAAGTTTCTAATCTATTGTTTTCATTTACTTTTACTCTGTATCCTTTACCTGAGCCATCTATTATTTCTTGTGCCATATTATATCTCTACTTTTTCTTCATAAACTGTTCCTGCTACAATAACATTTTGAGAGGTGTTTCCTGAAGGTGGTGTATATTTAATTCCTATTGAATTTCCTTTTTTTAATACTATTGGAGCTGCATCAAATGATACAATCTGAGCAGAACCATCTCTACCTGTTACAGCAAAAGTATCTCCATCTGTAAAAGTATCTCCTTCAGCTCCTTTATAAGCTAGTGCTGGTAATTGATTAAAACTTGAGAAATCTCTATTACTAGCAGCACTTACTGGAACTGCATTTGAAATTATAGTTCCTGTTGTTGGGTTCTTTAATATTGTTATTGTACCATTACCTGTACCATTTGTAGAAGCACCAAGTATAACAAGTATCTCTTTTATAACAAGAGCAAATTTACCTGTATATTTAAACCATCCAATAGCTGAATTTCCATCAGTTGTTAAGGTAATGTTACCTGTAGATACATTGTAACCATTACCTGTAAGTATGGCATATTCTAATTGTTCTCTTGATATAGAATCAGTGAAAATTCTATTTCTACTATCAACCTTAGCTCTGTAATCAAATCCACTACCGTCTCCTATTTCTACTGCCATATTATTCTGGATTATAAATTTTTCTTAAATATTTTGAACAGAGTTTTAATTCATCAAGCATTTCTGATTGAACCTCTGTTTGTTTTCTTATTACCCCTAGTAATTCATTCCTCTCTTCATTCGATGTTAATATATCACTTAATATATTTACCTCCTCTTGGTTTTCTGGTATTATATTATTTATGTATCCTTGTATTATCTCTACTAAGTCTACTACACTTTCTTCGTTTGGTACTAGTACTTCATAAGGGAATACATTTAATATTATAATATCATTATTTAATAATACTATTTTACCGTTCAAGGCGTACACATCTAAATTCTGCTTAGAATAATATGTAGAGTTCTTCTCCTCGTTAGTTATAACTTGGAGAAGATTTGTATCTGCTACTTCATATATTCTAATATCTTCTGTCATTACGATTTACTAATCTTAACATATAACGTACCCTTACCACCTTTAGTAGTTTTAGCTGTTGTGAATGTTAAAATGTCACCTGCCACAAATGTATTGTTAGCTGTTGGTGTAGCTGTAAAACTTGTAGATATTGTAGATGAAGCTGTAGCTGTAACCGTACCTGATGTCATAGCTGTTCCAGCATCATTCTTAGGAACAATAGTACCATTATCTGTAGCTGCTAAATCCTTGTCAACCACAAACCATAAGTACTCAACAGTACCAGGATATCCCATGTACATCTTCATATCACCAACCTCATTTGATTCAAAACTTATCTGACGAGATAATACCTCTGTCTTTAATGTTGTTTCTACTTTTTGTACTGTTACTGAAGCGTCCTTGTAGAATTCTGTAGCTGATTGAAATGTATATGTATTTCCATCATTCAAGTTTGGTAAAACATGAGTATACCATGCTCCGTTTAAGTATCTTGAATAAAATATAAGACCACCATTTAAGGCTTGGTTAGCTGTAAGTGTTACACCAAATATTGTTAATGTGAACGCACCTACAACTGTAGAAGCGTCATATTCTAGCCAAAATTCATCGCCATCTATAGGCGTTCCTGCAAATCCATAAACTTGGTTTGAACCTATAGATACAACACCAGTTAACTTCTGCCATTTAGCATCTACATTAGGTGTAAAATTAATTGTACCTCCAGAACCTACTATTGCTGTAGCAAAATCTTCATTAGAAAACATACCATATCCAGCAGTTCTAAAATCAGCAGTAGAACCAATAACTTGGTCAGAACGATTTATCTCCGTCCAATTACCATTATCAAGATATATTAACTCAATAAATGATGATTTACTTACTATATGTGTTGACGTTTTTAATTCTATATTACCTGTTCCATCGTATACTGTAATATCATTAGCACTAGAATAAATAATAACCCTATCTGATATTGCTGGATTTATAGAAACAAGACTATTTAAGTCATCATCAGCTCCACCTTCACCTTGTAAGTCTATTTTAGTTAAAGCTCCTTGTCTATTATATAAACCAGTATCGTTTGACATACTTACCGTTTGACTTGGTATCATACCATTCAACCCATTTGTAACAATGTAATTTGTTATCTCGTATGATTTAGATATATCGTTAACTGTAGCCGTTCCAGCACCAGAGCAACATCCACCTGAAGCGTAGTCGGCATCTAAGAAGAATTGATAACCGAATGAATCGTCAAAAATATTTGTATTATCACTACCTCCAGAAACAATTTGGTCTTCTGTGTACGTTAAAAATCCTGTACTAGTAATTGTTACACTTCCGTTTTGTTGTGTAGTGTAAGGGCTTCCAAATAGATATAGAACATTACCTATTGTTGTTGCTGTAAAGTTCTCATCTGCTGTTTTATAATATGCATTAATAGCAGATGCTATATCTTCAGCCATAGAAGATGCTGTTCTAGCACCTGTATAAGTTATAGGTGTAGCAATATCTATTAAGTTAGTACCAGAAAAAGAGGTTATAGATGTAATAGAACCAACACCTGTTGGAGCGTCTATAGTAATAATACCTGTAGAAACTCTGTTTGCTGCTAAAGAAGAACCCTGTAAACCTAATGTCTTTGCTGTTCTAACACCATCTAAAGTATTATCTAATACATCAACTATTTCGGTAGCTAATGGACTACCAGCCGAAGCTATTGGTTTTGTTACGTAAATATAACCAAGTCCATTACCTATATCGTTTAATGCTGTTGTTGAATAATCTGGTGCTGCCATTATGCCTGTATTTTAAATATTAATTTTACACTAGATAGTTGATTCTCTACATCACTACCTAGCATTTTCTTTGGATTTAAGAATCTTATTTTGAAATCACTTGCGTTCTTATCGTATATATCTGTTATTAGTATAACTTTATTTCCATTATTTGTAATAGAACCTAAACTACCTCTTCCACTTCTACCCCAAGAAATCTCTTCAGCAGATATAACTTCTGGGTAGTAATCTGTAGAACCTCCTGAGAAGAAATTCTGTACTGTTATACTAACATAGTTTTGCTGCCAATCTAATACAACTCCTCCGTTAGATATATCAAAAAATGGTGCTATTCCTAGTGCATCTGTTACGGATTGGAATGTAGTTCCATATTTGTTCTGAGATGTTATTGAATAAGTAGGTACTGTACCTACAGGGAATGATAATAATACCTCAACGAACATACTCTCAACTACAGTGTCTGTAGCATTTACAGTGTATGTTGTTGTTGTTACATCTCCAGCAGTTACAGAAGAACTTGATACCGAACTAACATTAGTTCCAGCAGCTACAACACTATTATATGTTGATGCAAGTTTATTTACATTTGTACTAGATAGAGATACCGTATACTCACTACCTGCTAGATTAACAGAAACTCCAGTTCCAGCAGCTACAGTAACGTCTGAATTACCAGCACCCAATCCTGTAACTAATTGTGGAGTTCCATCTGAACAAGAGCATCCTGCATCACAATCTGATATTCTTAATATCTCAGAAACATATCCTGATATATGAGTTGACTTGCCACACTTAAGGGCTGTTCCTACCATCTGAGCTAACGATGTTATCTCTTGGAATTTCTTTAACTCGCTTAACGCAAGTACGTCATTGTTATTACCTTTCGCAGTTTGATATCTATTCCACTGGCTACGGATACAACAATAAATATCACACAAATCGCCATCGCAAGATACTTGTATTACTTTTGAACCTGTAACAGAGTCTATAATGTAAACTCCATCACCTAAATTATATGTTAATGTTGATGTTAATGAACTTGAATGCTCCACCGTTGAATCAGCTACAGTATAGAATGTAGATGTGTAAACAGAACTACCTGTTCCAGTAACATCTGCTGTTGGTACTGAAGGTGGGTAATGTATTGCAAAAGCTCTAACTATAGATGGAGATATTCCACCTACTGTATAATCAGAATCATCAGTTGCTGTAAGTCTTGGAGTGATACAATCAACATCCATACTAATATCAACCGAAGGACTTGAGTAACTCAATGTCTCAGTCTTAACCTTTGTAACCTCATAAGGTACTCCAGATGTCTCTTGCCATTCTAGTGTAAAGGTATAATCATCTTGTAAAGGTAATCCACTACCGTCTAATGGTAATGGAATAACAATAGTACTATCTAATGATACGTCTGGGTCTATATCTGGTACACCATGATTGGTGTTATTATAGAATATTCCACCTCCAGAGGTTTCAGCCTTTATTACTATTGTAACGTCTGCTGGGTCTATACTCTGTGAAACATAGTCAGTTGTATCAGTGAAAGTTACTTGTTTGGTAGCTAGGTCATATCTAAACTTACCATCAAAATCAACTGTAGTTAATGCCATTTTATATTGTAATTTTTTACAAATATAACCAAAAAAGAGAGACATAAATATCTCTCTTTTAATAATTTGTTATGTTTTTTAATTTAGAAAGCTAAAGTCATCAACTCAGCAAGAAGTTCTTTATCTTCTTTTAAGGCTTCAATGAATATCTTTTTAGACTTCCATTTTAATTCTTCCTTACCTTTCTTGTATTTAAACCAAGTGTTGTTGCCTGAACAAGTAACTACTTCTTTCTCTAATAGATTATCTATAAGAGTTTCTTGAATTGATTTAGGTTCTTGTCGCTCAACTTTCTCAGATTTAGGTTCTGAATCTTTCTTCATCAATGTTGTCATTGTTTCAAAAGCTTCTTTATACTTTGGATTATCAATAGCCATCTCAGCAAAATAAACTACAACATCTAATCCAGATGGAGCAGTAATAAATGTGCTGCCATTTTTCCATGATAGTGTTCTTTCTGATTCGTTTAAAACCAAAACATCACTATAGATAGCGTGGATAATTCTAACTTTATTTTTTAAACTTTCCTGTTGCATACCATCAATGAATAAGCTTGGATTTTTCTCAGCTAATCCTCTCATGTAAACACGAACTTCATACTCACTCATTCCTTGAATAGCCTTGTAATCAGAGTTATTCTTTGCTAAAGCTAATCCGTAAGCTCTAACCTCTTTAATGTCATTGTTGTTAACGAAGTGTCTAGCATTATCTAGCTTTCTTGAATCTTCAAAGCTTTTCTCAGCTAACTTCTCAACATCTAATTCTCTATAAAGAACAGCAGAGTTGATTCTTGTTTCAGAATTTGCTTCATTATAACCTGCAACCTCTAAATATTTTAACTTGTTTGATTCCCTTGCACTAACAGATATAACTCCGTTCTTAATAAGGATTGATTTTCCTTCAATTCGTTTTTCGTTTTTTAATGATGTAATTTCATCAGCCCAAATTGTATTCTGACCTGGCATATAAACAGCAGTTCTTTGTTGATTTGTTTCTGGGTCGAAAACCTCACAAGCTCCTGGTATAGTTACTGTTGGAGGGTAGAATGGATATTGTTTACTTGCTCTTTGCGTTAATACAAAACGTCTTTCTTTTTCTAATTTTACTTTGTTCATTTTATTTTTATTTTAATTGGTTTAAATTTAATTAAAGAAAGGAGTGAGACTAGCCCACTCCTTCTTATTGTCAAAACAAAATTAAGCTCTTTTCCAGTAGCCTGATTTGTTTTTTGCCTGAAGTTCAACACCTACATGAGATAAGTATCTTACTTCATCCTTGTCTAATCCAGAATCACTTTGTGATAATCCTTCAAAGTAGTTAACCTCCATTTCACGAGATACACCTTTGTTAGCTAAGAATCTTTTTCTTAAAGTTGGAATCATTGCTCCAGCTTCAGAACCTCCAGCTACTTTAGACATACCCATTGGTAACATTAACCCTTCGTAAGAGTATCCGAATCCATCAGCACCTAAAACTTGAGGGTCATTCATTGCATCTAGACATCTCTTCTCGTAAGTATAAGCACCTAATCTAACTTTGTTGAAGTTTAAAGCAATTGCTTTTTCAGCATCAAAGTTAAATACTCCGTAAGAGATAGCTCCATTAGAAACTCTATCACCAAGTTCTCTATCTAATTGTTGGTCTAAATCAATACCTAAGTTTAACATATTTGTTTTATCAGCAGATTCTTTATCAATTACAGTGTTGTAATCGTAAAGGTCAGCTAAAGTTACACCTGTTAAAGAAGCATAGTTTAAAGTGTTACCACCATCTAATGCTTGTGTAATAACACCATTAGTTCCTGAAATTGGTGCATCAGTTTCTAATGTACCATCAACAAATAATTCTGAGATATTAGCTGTGTTTGAAACTGCTTCTCCTACTAAACAAGTAGTGTCAACTAATTTCAACATAGTCATATATCCATCAGCTTCTCCTGGTAAGAATGCTTTTCTATCTCCAGCAGGCATATCAATCCATAAAGCTTGTAACTTCTCAGTTCCTGTAACTTCATATTTTGATTTCAAGATTTGTAAGTTCTCTGTGTACTTAGTTACCTTAGTACTTAAAGATTTTTGGAATCCTGTTCCTTCACCGTTCATGTTACCGATAATGATAATCTCTTGAGCAGCAGCAATCGAAGGGATTGCATCAGCAGAGTTTAAAGGTGTTACAGTGAAAGCTGTGTTGTTTGTTACAGCAGTAACTAAACCAGTAATATAATTACCAGCAGAAGCTAAAGTTCCAGCAGCAGGACGAATTTGAACTACGTCATACAATCTAACTGGCATACCTTTAGTTGTTGCAGTTACACCTGTATCATAAGGAGAATAAGAACCGAAATCTGTTTTTGCATCAGCATGAACTGTAAATGCTACAGCAGCTCCAGCAGCTCCAGCTCCACCGTTTGTTGCTTTGATTTTAGGCATCACTCTGTTCTTCTCAAAACGAGAATATTCGATGCTATCAGTTGCAGCTTTCGCTCCAGCTAAATCTAAAAATCCAGTCAAAGTTTCGTTGAATCTTTGAACTAATTTACTTTGAATGTGAGGTTTGTGTAATTCTTGAGAAGAAATAAAGTTGTGACTTCTCACTACATTTGCTCCACCACTATTGTACGTTGCCATTTTTTAAATGTTTTTTTGTTATTAAAAATAATTACCTAATTGGTCAGCCATCTTTTGTAATGGGTCTGCTGACTCTCCGCTTGATTGCGTTTTACCATTGCCTAGTGTAATGTTATCTTCATTAACTACAGTTTGTTTAGCACCTCTAGCGAGTCCTTCGCTATAAGCTGACTTAATCATTTTACTGTGGTTCATAAGGATATAAGAATCTCTATAGGCTTTATTCTTATTTATTGAGCCATCTTCATTAGCCCATCTATTAGCCAACCAATTTGGATTCTTTAACGTATCAAGCATTGTAGTCCTCTCTTCATTCGACACATTAAAGTCTAAATTTACTGGCGAATCCTTGCCTCCTAAATTCATTCTTAACTTTGTCAAAGAATTAAGCTCTTGTTCCATCTGCTTAATACTAGCGTCAATATCCTCTTGGGTTGGTTTATAAACTTCTTGTTGCTGTGCTGACACCTTAAAATCATCAAATCCTAAGCTATCTCTAAATTCAGATAATTCCTGTCTAGCACTTCTTACTTTTCTACTAAACTTAGATTGAATACCCTTAAGCTCTCTCTCTGATATGTCACCATCCTCAATCATTTCAGCAATCTCAGCTTCAGATTTCTTAAGTATTTCAAATTCGTAAAGTTCATTCTCAATCTCAGAATCAGATATTTCTGGGTCATTCATTTGCTCATACTCAGTAAGAATATCCCATTCATTCATAGAGTTGTAATCTGTATTCTTCCAAGATACAATCTCATTAAATGATAAACCATACTTTTCCTGTGCTTGATTCTCAAATTGTTCAAATACATTCTCAGATGACAATGTATTTTCTTTTAGTGCTTTATATTCTGAAACTAAATCTTCAATACTCTCAAATTCACCATCTGTATAAGATGATACATCAATTGTTGGTTTATCACCTAAAACAAATTCATCTGCTAACTTTTCTTCAGTTTGTTTATTATCATCAGTACTATCCTCTACCGTTGTATCTTCCTCTGATACAAAGTCTAAATCATCTGATACGTTTTCATCTTCCACAACAGCTTCTACGGAATCATTCTGCTCAAGATTCTCATTTTCAACCTGTTGGTCATCACCAGTGGTACTATTTTCATTAGTTACCTCTTGGTTTTCTTCTTTATTCTCTGGGAACATTTCCCCAACTGCGTCTGCTAATAAACTCATTTTAATTGTATTTAATTAATAATTAGCAAATTACAGAAGAATATGTATATTTTTAAAGGTATTTTTGTACTTTAAATTTATTTTATATAACTTTGATTAAAAATAAAACAAATGAAACTAAATAATAAGTACATAAGAGAGGTAAGAATGAATACTCTTGGTGAGAACGGAAAGCTAATGACAAGAGAGGAATTGTCGAATAAGATAGATGTTCAAATAAAAACTTTACAGCACATGGAAACTAGGGAAGATTTCGACCCTAGAATAAGTACCATGTATAAATTTGCTGATTTCTTTAATATATCTATAGAGTCCTTAATTAAGACTACATAAATTTATCCGTTCTTGTTGCTGCTCTTGCTGGGTCAGAGAATACCTTTGTTCCAGCAGCACCTAATCCAGATGGCTTATTATTATCACCATCTTCTTTATCATCACCATCTTGTGCTTCTTCAATCTTTTTCATATCCCAATAAGACTCTCTATCTATTAATTTTATTTTATTGATAGTCTCATGGTCTGAGTATTCCTTATTGAATCTAAGTTCAGCTTCTAATCTCATTATCTCAGCCTCAGCCTTAGCTTGTTGTTTAATCTTCTCTGCTTCAGCAGCAGCCATAGCAGAAGCCTGCTCTCTTTGTGCTGTTACTTGTTCACGTTGTTGGAACTCAAGCATCTTCTCTTCAGCATATATCTTTCTTTTTTGAGCTAGATATTTTATAGCTTTCTTTATATTCATAACTCTCTTAATCTCAAAGATATCCTCTGGTTTAATCTCTTGATTTTGAAGAGCTATATTTAATGCGTTTAATAAATCCTGTAATTCATCTGCTGTAGGTATTGCTTCTATCTTTATACCTAACTCAGACATCTCAACATCTTTTGCAAACTCAATAGACTTTACACCTAGTTTGCCTATTATATCCTCATAAGCATCAAGACCATCTCCATATACAACCTTATACTGAACCATCTTAGATATTACTCTTCCAATAGGAGCTAGTATTCCGTTCAAGAAACTGTTATACAACTCTCTTGTTACGTTGTTACTTGATAAGTTTCTTAATTTCTCTATTCCAACTAAAGCATCTTTATCTGGTTTAGCTCCATCAGCAACTGTGTTTTGCCCAAGATTTTCTCTAATTAAATTCATCTCAGACATTATTGATTGGTCAAGAGATAGTAATAATTGAGTAAATGGAGAGCTTAACTCTTGTATAGGATTACCATTTGCAGGGTCTCCATTAACATCTGTTCTAGAGTAAAGGACAATACCTTTCTGCTTATACATAGCTATAAGTTCTAATGGATTTTTCATATCCATAATAGCCATAACATCAGTTAGCCCATTAACATCTATAGCAACACCTGTAGGATTTATTTCTGATATAACGTGTCTCTTACGTAGTACAAGCAATTGAATGTTATCAATATTTGGAATCATAATCTCAACAGGAGATTTTCCTTCTACCTTGTAACCAACATATCTTCTTATTAATTTTGGACTAAGTTTTTTAGTATCATAAGGGTCTTTATATCTCATCATGTTCTTCGATAACCCATAATTAAGAATTGTATCTGAATTTACAATCCAAAGTCCTTCATAAGATACTTGTCTATCCTTTATAACAACATTAGCCTCGTCATTTGTATACCCATAACTCTTCTTATCAAAATAAGTCTTTCCATTTTTATTCTTCTCAACCCAATAATTCTGGTCTGTTGTATAGAATATGAAATCTAATACTTGAATCCTGAAGTCATCATAGTTGTAATCCACATCATAATTATTATTATCATAATAAGGATTACCATTCATACTAGAGTTCTTCTTAGCAATCTCCATCCATTGAGCTGGAGATACTGTCTTGTTTTTATCTCTTAACTTTAATTCTTTTATTGTTAAGAATATAACCTCTGACTCATAATCTACATCAGAGAAATCTGGTTCTGAAGTGTAAGATGAATAATAGTTTGATATATCTGAATATCTTAATCTTATATTGTTGTTCTCATCAAAATAAATCCTAGCTCTACCCTCATTAGCTACAACTAAATCTTTAGTAATTCTAGCTCTAACCTTCTTCTCCCAATCGTTATTGTAAAGCTCAAAATCTACTATCTCCTCCATACCAATCTCTATTGGCTGGCGATATTCCATGTCCATGTATAAGTCAAGCTCTTCTGCGTCTTTAGGGTTGAATCCAGATTTATCCTGTAAAGTAACACCAGTCTCAGCTTCAATAGCAGCTAACTTCTCAGCCATAATCATTTTCATGAAGTAAGAGTTTCTGTCTGCATCCCTCTTAACTCTAGAGTAAGGAGATATAGCATTAAACTGACACTTATGGTCTTGATTAATCATATCACCAACAATCCTATTAACAATAGTTTCGCATGGTGTAGATATTCTCCAATCAATATTCATTAATGAAGTATCACCAGTTTGGTCTATTGCAGCATTAAGTAATGGTTTATACTTGTTTACACTTTGATTATTACTAGCGTAATCTCTTAATTCTTTTATTTTCTTAACCCTGTCTGTTGAGTCAGCATTCATCACACCATTATGATATATGGCTTTACCCATCTTTAACCCGAACTTATCTTTCGATTTTTCTTTAGGGTCGATACAATCATTTGGAAACGGAAAGTTATTGTGCATTATATATAAATTTTAGCAAAGATAATTAATTTTTAGATACTTACAGAGGTACAATCATATTTTATGAGTCTTAAAGAAAGAAGTTAAACTTAACTTGTGTTCTTTCTCATTATTAACTTGTTTATTCCTAACTGGTGTAACAGCTAGTTTAGAAATCATACAGGCAACGGTCATATCGTATATAGTCCACTTACCAGAATCAAACTTCTCCCAATCTGATAGCATATCATCAAATGGACAGTTACCATACATATCTGGTCTTATATCTCGTTCAGGAATTCCAAATTTAGTTCTCTGAATATCTGGTGTTATCTGTCCTATGAAATCATAAATATAACTCTCTAAACCTCCAACAGCTATTTCCCTAACCATCTCACCAGTCATTGATACTCCATATATGTAATTTCTACTTGTACTCTTGGAGTAGTCACTCTGCTTTGTTCTTTGTATGTAATTCTTAAATCCATTATCTAACATCCAGTTAATTATTCCTGGCTTATTATTCTCTGGTAATACCTGCATACCATAAAAAACGCAAGTCTTAGCTACATCATCATATAGTATAGTTTCTTTTGGAGGTCTCTCTAAGTATTTAAGAAAGAAGCAGTTACTATTCTTAGGGTTTATTGGGTCATACTTTCTGAATCCAGCCATAGCTCCTTTAGAGTATCTCTTCTCATCAACAGTAGTTCTATGGTCAAATGGGTCAACCCCAAAAGCTCCCATGTGTGTATTAAGAGGATTTGGTATTCCTCTAGACATCTCAAACTTATTTCTATTATTCTCGTCTGGCAACCATGACACCTCCCACTTACCATTAGGGTCATCCTTGAATGATACCTTGAAATTCTCTCTATCCTCCCATATAAAGTTACCCTTCCTTACTACAGGCTTTGTCTCTTCATTGAATTCTCTCTGTTGAATAATCTTGTATACAGGAAATACATTTGTAGTAGTTGAAGATTGAAACGCTTCCTTAATGTTGAATGGATACTTTCTAGTAAGTGCTGCTAATTCTTTCCCTTCTAATCCCTCTCTCTCTGCTAGTAATGCCTTTTTAGCTTTCTCTATTTGACTATATCCATATTCATTAATGAAACCCTCAAATCCATAATAAGATGGCTTAAATAGCCTCCAAAGACCTGAGCGAGTTCTTCCATCTGAACCTAAGTCTGTTGGGTCTGAATCTAAATAAATATCATAAGCTGATTGTCCTCCACCTTTTTCCAACTCCTCAACAGTTGTTGTAAATATAGCTTTACCTATGATTCTAATACCAACCCTTAGACATGGCTTAACAATATTCCATCTAGCATAAGCATCACCCTCTGTGAATTTACCAAACTCATCACAGTAGTATCTAGATAATTTAAATCCATCATAAGCTGTTTCAGAAGAAGACGCATAATCAATCAATGAGTCAAGAACATTCTTATAGGTCTTTGTATCACCCTTACTACTCCTTGTTGATGGCTCTTCAAATCTTAATGTCTCCTTTGGATTCTTATCACCAGAATCCGTTGGCTTCCAGAATGATGGTAACTTCTTCCATGAGAATACTATCTTTCTGAATACATTCTTACCATCCCTATTTGTTTGTGACTGTATACCGCAATGAACCTCCTTAGTTCTTGATGCAAACTCATACAGTATATTTGTTGATAACATAGTCTTACCACTACGTCTATTTGTAAAGTAAGCTAAACCATAACAATTATCATCATGCTCTGCTGCATCCCAACAATAAAAAAAATCCCTATCAGAATCTCTAAACTCTGGTAAGCCAACACCTTCACCTCTCCAATATGATAAATAAAAATAATGTATACCTGTGATATACTCTATACCACCATTATTGTAAAAGAAAACTCCATTCTTTCTCTTCTCAAACTCCTCAACCAAGAAACTCCTTCTAGCTTCTGCTGACCATTCGTTGAACTCTTTATCTGATGGAACTACTGGTGGTGTAAATTTTTGTTTCTTGACTGGAAGACTACTATTCATTATATCCTTCCTAGATGGAGGCTCAGGAAGTGTTACCTTAATCCCATCAATAATCCTCTCCCTAACAAACTCGTTAGGCATCTGCATCCTGTTAATTTTCCATTGACCAATGTAGTTATCAATCATTTCCCAAGAATTATTTCTTCTAGCTCACCACCAAATTCAGCTTCAGCTTTCTTAAGCTCTGGAGCAAACTCCTGTTCCATATCTTTTAACTGGGTATTGTACTTTGATAAGTCACCAACAAATTTTAGTAACCTATCTATAACCTTATCTTGAGATGATGAT